CATCAGCGCCAATTGGAACGCTAAGAATAAGTCCAACTCTAGAAGTAGAAGTTGGCTGTACCATTGTGAAATACTCGTTATCAACCCAAGCCATATCATCGAGGTTTACAACTTTACCGTTGTCGATATCAGCACCAGCTCTGACGTTAAAAATATGCTTGGCATCATATGTTGCCTGAAGATTAGTACTTTCGGCAATAATATGCTTATTAACAGCCTGTAAAAATGCATTAATCATAGCTATCAATTTCTCCTTTCTTTTAATAATTAAAATCAGTGGAAACTTCCACATAGTTAATTAGCTATACAATTATTTCTTAGATTTAAAATTCTTAAAAAGACCACCATATGGAAGTCTTTCATTATCATTGTTAGAATCAGAAGTCATAAATACCATACTACGCTTCTTCTGTTGGTTAGTAGCAGCGAAAGTACTGTAATTAGATTTCATAAATTTTGCGTAAATAAGATCAGCCTTATTTGTTAATTCATCAATAGAATATTCATCCATATGAGATTTGAGATTTTTAAATTCATCAAAATCTGCCATTACAGAATAATCTTCAGATGCAAGAACTGTTTCTCTCTGAGAATGAAGTTCTTTAGCTTTATAAGAATTTAATTCTGTTTCAATAGAAGAGAAGTCTGACTTCATCTTATCAAGTTTACTAATCTCGTCAGCCGTTAAATACTGAGCATATACTTGAACCCTATCTCCCTTAAGGCTATATACATCTTTCTTTACGGAATATTCCTGACGATAATGTCTATCATTCCAGAAATCATGCATTACGCAATAACGACCATCATCCTCGTAAACATCGCAATAATACCATGCATTATCAGACTCAGAATATGTATCATTTACAAGAGTAGTCACAGCATTAATTTTATCAGCCAGACTAACAGCAAAATCCTTTTTAACTCCGTTAATAGTAACAGAATAATTTAAACTATTCTCAACTCTCGTACCAGTAGAATCTTCATCTTCAATAGCAGAAGTAGATTGATGTTCATCTTCGGTAGATTCCTCAGCTGGTTCATTATTACCACTACCAGATTCTCCACCAGTAGTTTGATCACCAGTCTCATCATTAGAACCATCATCTGCTGGATCATCATCAGCAAAATCCTCTGACGATGAATTCTCAGTTACTTCAGAATCATCTTCGGTAGATTCTTCTGTTGATTCAGTTTCAACTACAGAATTTTCCTCTTCATTAGAATTTTTACTTTCCTCGGAAGAAGAATCTTCGGAATCTTCAACAGATTCAAATGCACTGACGAAAGCAGCTTCAAGTTCTTCATCACTCATATCATTATAATCAAAAGTGATATCATCAATTGTTTTATTATACTTCGCCAGAAGTTCATTAAACTTGTCCATTTCTTTCGGTTTACCTCCTTCCTTAGAATTTTCGGCGGAAAAATCCGCTTTTTTATAATCAAGCTTAGACATTATCTCAGCAATGATTTCTTCTTTAAGTTGTGCTTTATTAATAATAGAATTATTTTCAGCACTAAAATCTTCAATTTGTAAAAATGCGTTTTCCATACCTTCCTAAACTGGTTCACCCGTATCGGGATCAGTTCCGAGCAGCGTTACAGCCATTACATCTACATCTTCCAGAAGAAGACCATCTTCAATAGAATAGCTCATTTCATTTATACACAGTTCAGCAGAAACTTTAGTTCCACCTTTTCTTTCAATAATTTCCGCTGCGTCCGTATATTCTCTTGGAATCGCAACTTTTGCGTAAATATATTTACGATCTTCGTGATCTGGATCTTGTTTCATATATGGTTTATCTGAGGTAAAACATCCAACCTATTTCTCAATATATGTTCTAGACCCATCTTCATTAATTTCCATAGCATGATAAGTAAAATCTCTTTCACCATTTACTTCGGTAAAATCGGCAAGTACAGGTTTATAAGCAATCTTAGAAAGACAACTCTTTGCACCTTTCTCAGTAAGATTTGATTTATTCCTATTGCGACCAGTATGCATTAATTTAACATTACCATAAAATGTCAATGGATCATCGTCTTCAACAGCTTCAAAACTTTCACAAGGTATCTACACATGAATACTATATCCAGAATCCTTAGAACTAAACTAAGTAAAATTCTAATCTTGACAGAATCTAACAAGATCATCAATAGTCAATATTTTTGATTTACGCATATTTCACCTCCTTATTATTCTATATAAAAAAGGAGAATAAATACTCCTCTCAAAATGTCAACTTATCAGTATAATTCAATTTCAAATTATCACTTGAAAACATAATTTTATTGGGTTCATTTACAAAGACCCAAAATCTGCCAGACTTTGGAAGTTCCTAGAATCCAAGCTTCCTTAGCGTATTAGCAGTATCTTCATCACTAGTATTAATAAAATGAGATTTCAAAATATCACATCCTTTATCTGCAAACATCATTAATAATGTCTGCGACCTTACAAAGTTCTTCTCTTGATAATTGACCTGTGCCATGATCTTTAATCAATGCATGTGCAAGATATATGCAAAAATTATCAAGGAATTCATCCTCTTTATCGTTAGTCTCAACTGGACTGAACTAAATTGTATTAATAATCTAATTGTATTTTTTAATACAATCGATTGTATTCTGGTAGTAATTTTTCATACTTGTTTTTATTTCTCCTTTTAATCATATTAATGTAAAACCCTTATTTTTCTGGGTTTTAGCAGCGGGAGAGGGATTCGAACCCACACCAACGCCTTCAAAGGGCTACAGTTTTCTTATCACATCATGTTACCATGACCGCATAATGCGTTGTAATCTGGATCATGTCTTTACCATATCTATTATTCTAGACTTAGGTATTCACTATATGATCTCTACACATTTAAGCTTTACGCTATTTAGCTCGGCATTTTCTCAATAAGACTTTTGCCGAATTAGGTGAAATTCAATTAAGAACTTTCGTATCTTAACGTCCTGTTTTTTACGAGAGACTGCTGAACTACCATTATTCTATCCCGCTATATTAAAATAGAGCAGGAGAGTATCCTGCTCTTTATACATATCATTTTATAAATTAAACATTATCATCAGTTACATTCCTAGTTCTTTCAGCACTTCCAGATATTTCATCATCTGAAGCTCTTGGTCTACCAGCATCATTATCATCCGCAGATTTTTGATAGCTTGATTCAAGAGGCTCCATCATATCCTTTAATCCAATAGCAGTTTCAAACCGCATTGTACAATATGCCTCATATGGAGTCATATTCATCGCCGTAAGATATTTCATGGCAGACCCACCAAGTGTGGCTGAGGTCTTTAATTTTTCAAGATATTCATCTTCATTATAATGTGTCTGATGATGAATAGTAAAAATCGTACCCTCTGCAACATTCTTATCAAGATAATATTGATAATTTTTCTCAAGACGAGAGAGTAATAATGCTACATAACTAAAATCATTTATAAGAGAATACTTAATACTCAAAGCACTCTGACCATCACCAGATGATACGATTGTTTGACTTGCTCCAGCCTGTGCAAAAATATTATTAATATTCTCTTGAACAATACTTTCATCATTAGTAGAATTCGCCTTTGAGAACGTAATTAATTCTGGTGTTAAACCTGGTGCCAAACCTACACCACTTAATTTTGGCATTATTCCAGAAAGTGCGTCTTTATATGCGTTAGCTAATTCAAGGCTAACCTCAAAGTCATCTACTGTATTTTCATCAAATGTATCTATTTTTAAAAGAAGAAGATAAAAATTATCAAGTTCTGTTCGATCAGCAACCAATTCTTCTGCTGAAAGCATATTTAGTATAGACGGAAATAATCCAGTAAAGAATGGCAGAGGATTATCAAATTCATCTTGCAATCCACCAAGCAATACTAAAGTCTTTGATGGGTCTAACATAAACCATCTAGCATCTCTGTTCGATTGATATTCTTTCCATCCATTGATGAAATCTTCCGCCCAACATCCAGACGTATCACCATCAACTCCCTCGACAAAGATGCGGTTTTGCCCAACAGCAAAATACGTTGCATCGAAAAATACTACCCATTGCCCAGCCTCATTTTTGCCACGTATTTTATAATATTCTACTGGTAACATATGAAAAAATGTCCCAGCATCTGAAGCATATGCATAACCACAAAATACACCATCTCTAATAGCAAGAGCTACAGCAGTAGCGAATTCTTCTTTAAAGTTAGTTCTATGAGCAGCAAGTAACACTGTCTCATAGTCCTTCATCATTTTTTGAACATTTGGTTCTTTAGTAAATTCAGGTGCTTCAACAATGCAATAATTATATTTCGGCATTGTTGCATAGTATAAAATTATTTTTCTATATATTGCAGAAACTCTCCATAAAAACCTAGACACACCAACTATCTGTGTTCTATATGAATATGGATTCTACAAATAGGTAGAAACCAAACTTTTAGTGTACTGCATTGCGGTCTGAGTTCTATTTCTCGACACATCTTGCAAAATCAATTCTTTCAATTTTGCTGCTTTTTTAAAATCTAAAGCAGTAGGTCTATTAACAACTTCTGGTTCATCATTCTTCTTTTTGGAAACCATCTGTTGTGACATAGTACTGCGTTCATCAGTAAGCGCCTCTTGCGCTTTAGTTGTTTTTCGGGGCATGAAGCGCCTCCTTTCTTATCACTCATTATAAGTTGTTGAACGGCGCGGAGGAGTAATTGAAATATATGAAAGGGCATGTTCAATATTATTTCGTGGTTTTTTCAAAATATCATTTCTTCGTTCTTGCATCAATGCCCAGCCCAAAAGTGCACACGTATATGCGCGATCGTCATGGATTTTGTTCGCCTTTTCTGGCGTTAATTCAAACGAATCTTTTCCTGTATCACGTTTCTTGCGTACCATATTCACAAGTTCCTCTTTAGCAGCGTCTATATTTGTCAAAGCAATTTCGTCACGCCAGTCTAACTTAATAGTTTTCGTCTTAACAGACTGTATCTTATTAAGTTCTTCCTTTAACTTCTCCTCAAATTCCTTTCCAACAATTTTCTACTTTTTTAACTATTCAGATATTCTCTTTGTTTCATAATCTATCAATTTTTGATCAACATCAAAAACAGTCAGATATCCTTTATGATCATAATTAGCCGTAAAGCTAATTTTATTCTAATTCAACATCTCTATCAATGCTTCATACATCATAGATTTAAATGCACTTGGATTCATCATATGCAGTTTACCCTAAATAGCATCAGGAAATCTTTTTACATATTCCTCAGAATATTCTTTATCTATAAAACCTCTATGCTCAACTCCAGTTTTATCAACCCAATTCTACATCAGCATATCGGCTATTATAGGGCCTCCTCCTCCTGATCCAGCATCTACATATATTCCAAGTATATTATCATAATTATCTGCACCACCATTGTAATCAAGTATCATCTATCTAAGATATTCAACCTAATCTGGCGTTTGCATAGGAGATTTTATTTTTTTACCAACATCCAATAAATTTACTAAATTAACAATTCTTGCTTTTTTCTCCATACTTCCATCTGGAAGTGGAGACTCATAACACTCGCCAACAAGTACTACAGAATTATCACGAAGTCTTGCCGGGTCATAGCACAACCAAAATTTCTTATCACCAGTATCATTATTATGAAGTGGTTTTCTCGTTTCTTCATTACGAGTGATAACTCCACGTTTTACAATAGCATCAGCGCCAGCTTCTGTCGTGAACTGACAATAATATTCTCTACGTGCCTTTTCTGGATTTGTCCTCATTTCAGACTCAACAGTAGAACGAGAGAGTAATGGTGCTATAATTTCTCCATGAAGCGTAGGTTTAAAAGCTAATTCACAATCTATATGTAATACACAGTAATCTGGATCTCCCATAATCTAACGCTTTGCAAAATCTCTATATAACGCATAAAATTTTGTATCAGTACTTGATGCAGAACTAATATAAAATTTTTGGTTTGGAATATTAGTGGCAAAGGTTCTTTGTCTTATTGGGTCAATAGATCTGCCACTTGCATCCTTACCAGTTTTTAATGATTTATTAACAATAGCAAAAGCAGAATATACATTCATCATTTCTTCTGAAAGAAACCCGCTTTCATCAAAAATGACATTTCCTCTCATCACATTGTTATCTTAGAAACTTTTTATCTTCTAATTCTTATAGTTATCATTCCTATAAGGTCGGCATAACTTTTCACCTTCATCGTTACATGGTCAGGTGGCGCTGACTCGTGGGGAGATTATATTCTGTTACCAGGCTCACTCCCTATGCTCTGCGTGTGACTATAATATTATTTATAGCCTTCCACTCGGATTGGCATTCCAGCGTTTCCGTTTCTTCAGCACTTTTATAAAGAAACCGCTTATTTCTAAGCGGCGAGGCCATCAGAGGAATCATATTTTTCTTTTGCCTTTAAATATTTTTTATATTTTCTATCAAGATAAATAGAAGCATCTTTATATATAAAATCAAGAAATTTCATTTTGTCATCATTCGATGTTATTTCTGGAACATACATAATATTTCCATACTCGTTTAAGTAATTATACTCATGAATACATATATCTTTACTACGAATATATTTAATAATATCATCATTTAAATTCTTAGATGCCGTAATAAATGACACCCATAATCTACTATTCGATAAACCAAATCTACCATCGGCATCAAAATATCCACGTAATAAATGTCTATATAATTCTTCTGGGATTTTTGGGAAAGAAACAGTATATGTTTTATTTCCAGCCAAACCAAATTTTTCGAGAGAATTATACATAATTATTGAAAATATTCTTATCTGACAGCTATGATTCATTTTGTCTGAATTAGATAAAGAACATGATCTCCATCTGTCTGTAATGTTATAATTACCATCCAAAGATTTATTAAATTTTCTCAAATGATTAATATCACCATATTGCAACTCAATATTAATACATCCTGAATTTGTTTTTTCACTTTTATATACATTTCCATCTGCCAGTATAAATCCTAACCAGTAAGCTTTTTCCTCAGTATCTATAATATCAAAATAATGATAATTACAATAATATGGATATTTTTTTAATCCCATCCTTGAAGCTTTTAATCCAATTGCAGATGGAGAACGATTTAATATTTCACTAATTTCATTTTTACTCATCTGCATATAATTTTCTTTAAGAAACGTTAATTCATCATTTGTCCATGGCAATTCTTTTTTATACAAATTTAAATCAAAACATTTGGAACGAATAGCCCCTTCAGATTTGCCTAATTTAATGCCAATCTCACTATATTCCATATCCATATAATGTTTAATTAAAAATTCAATTTCTTCATTAGACCAAGCTTCATGTTTGATTAAATTTAATTCAGCACATCGTGCATTTATTGACGGAACGGTGCGTCCTAAAGTTTCAGCCATGTCTTCAGAACTATATTTTAAATAATTATTTTTTAAATATCTGTCTTCTTCTTCATTCCATAACTTATGAGGTTGTTTTAATAATCCTAATTTTTGAGCAACATAAGAAATACTATTAGTACTTTTCCCAATATAATCGGCTATTTCTTGATTAGTATAATTTGAATAATTATCAATAATATACTTTATCTCATCATCTGTATAATTTCTAATCTTTATCATTATTCTTTCTCCTTTTGTAAAAATAATCAAATAATAAAAAAGACTCAGCAAAAGCTGAGTCATAATTCAAACCTCTTTTTTTATCTATATTACTATTTAATGTCTATGTCATAGATCCATTATAAACTTCATAATTAAACCCATTTGAAGAATGACTAAATCCATCTCCCGCGGCATTCTTAATCTTTATTTCATCTTTAAATATTTTTCCCGTGGAACCAGAAAAAGTATCAATATTATCATTAGCAATTCTTTCTAATGTAGTAAATGTCTACTCTGCCTATGACCCAGAACCTGAAGCAATATATGTCCAATAATTACAGAAACACATATCCTTCATCATAGTTTCAAGATCGATAACTGTTGACTTCCCCCATCCCCGGGTTGCTACTATTAACACATTTGGGCAATTCCATGATCTCTGAACTGCCAACGCCTATGAATCTAGTAACTCAATATTGAACCATATATCAATTCCTTTAACTGGATTACACTGAAAAAACTTTTGTAGTTTTGCAATCTCCTATAAAGACTCAATTTTTCTTGACGACATAGGATAATCTATTGGTTTTACATAAATACCGTAATCCTAATAAAAATCTTTGTCATATGGTAAATCAAAATTTATTTTATTCGGCATCCATATTTGATTCATCATCTACCTCCTCATTTTCTTCGCTAGAAAACGGAGAGTACAATTCACGAAGATTATGTAAATCAAAAGATATATTTAATCCTTGCTCTTCGATATAATCTTTTAAATCAAGATTCTCTCTAAGTAACAATCGATTAACTTCTTTATATGAATCTCTTTCTCGCCTAAGTTCCTAGTTATCAGATCTCATTGTGGCAACCATGTCAGACCACTCAGATTCATCAAGTGCAAGTTGTTTCATTATAGATGCATCTGAAATCTCTTGAACCTGTTGCATACCTCTGCAAGTAGCTATATCAAATCCATTGACTTGACCTTCTCTCAAATTTAAATCTTTTATTTTCTGAATTTTGCCAGTCCATGTATTTTCACCCTTAATTGAGTTCTTACTATTTTTTAATGATATACAGCTTTCTTTGGCAAGATTATTTACGCTACCAAGAATTTGCGCTTTCATTTGTTGAAGCGCTTTAATAGTAGCAATATTTTTCTCCGCATTTCGGAAATCCTATGATAGCTGCGCAACCATATCATCGATATTGCTGGCCTAGAGAAAGCCACGCACGATACTAATAATAGAAGCGGTTCTCATCATATCATCATTCCCTTCTTCGGAAGAATCAAGAAAACCAATAAGCTAAGAATATAAAAACGGCTAATCAGATAACTTTTCCTTTTCAAAAGGCAGATATCCAAGTAACCGTAAAGTATCATTTTTATTTTTTTCAAACTATTCAATAATTTCCTAATCTTTTGGTAATGCATTATCTGCCATATCTTCAAGAGATAATGCACCACCAGTATAATTATCAGATTCTCTATATGTCATGGTGTAATAATTTACCATCTAAATATTTTTACAATATGAAGTATAAACATTACTTTTGCCTTTACCAGAAGCTCCATTTGCCGCCTCCAATAAAGATGCTTCCCATACTGATTCAAGCATTGGTTTATCAAGAAAATACATAGCATCATCAACTGTTTGTTTAGTGGGCTATTGCTTTTCCCCATTAATAACAGGAAGAGCAATTTCTTCTGCACATTGTTTGCAACCATCCGTAATACCAGAAATTTGCCCAGGGGTAGTTGACATATAAAATTTATCTTTTGTTTTTACATGACCACAATGTTGACATGTAAAAAACTTATCTCCAACACCCATAGCCTCCAATGCTTTTATCTAGTCACTTGGTTTTAATGTTTCAAACAATTCACATAACTATTCTATTGTTTTATCTATTTCTTTTAGGGTAGTAGTTTTTCCTGCTTCCTTTGGCGAAAGCGGTTTTTTCTGACCCTTTCTAATTACTTTGGTAGCAGCCAAAACCTTTTACCTCCTTTTAATCATATAATTATAAGAACAAAAAATAATGTTGTTCTAATTTAAAGCCGACACAGAGACTCGAACTCTGAACCTATCAATTACAGATCGATTGCACCACCAATTGTGCTATATCGGCAAACGGGAATAGATGGACTCGAACCAACGGCCTAGTGATTAACAGTCACTCGCTACCACCAACTGAGCTATATTCCCATAAAAATAAGCCGCCAATACAAATATCAGCGGCTCAAAAACAAATCACACATACGGCAATAGTGTAATAACAATTTTATATTAAATACTACGACTTATCAATTATTAATTGGTTTCGCCAGATTTTCTGGAGTGTCAGTATTGAAGCAAACATTATCTACATTATCAAAAATATCTCTTGCAATATTTTCATATAACGTAGATGTATTTCCGTTAATATCATTTAATGAATCAGACCAATACTGTACAACACGATTTCGAAAAACAATATAATGCAGCGGATTACTCATGATACCATCAACGGTAGCAGAATAAGAATAAGCTGGATTCCCCTCAAAAGCTTTACGGAATAAATCAACTTTACTCATTTCCTTATTCTGCGGAATAACTTCAATATATACTGTCACAGCACCAAAAGCTTTCTCCTTTGGAAGAATCTGTTCCAACGCATCAGCCTTATCATGATTTTCAACATATAACTTAATTATATTATTATCGTCATCAAATATTACATTAATATCTGGATCATCACCGAACAATGCTTTTACTTCTCTAAAATAATTATACCAAGGTGGTGATAATTTAATCTTTTCTTTACTCATAACACTAACTCCTTTTAATCCTAAATATAAAAGAGGGCAGTATTAAACCACCCTCAAAAGCATAATACCGAAGTACTATACTGGAGACTCAATTAAATTGTTCTTCAATGATCTTCCACACTTCGTCTTCAGATAATTTCTTTGTTCCTTTGTATTTAAACTTTGTTACTCCATCACAACCAGAAATACAAAATGAAAATCCAGTATGGTCTTCATTATAACAAAGACAACTATCATCGTGGTCGCACTCATGCATTTCTTTATCAACATCATGCATTCCAAAAATAACAACACCATCAGGAGAATTTACCTCAAGATATTCTTTCTCAAAATCCTCCTCAACATATGTTGTATCATTTTCCATCAGCACGTATCTATCATGTTTGTCACTCTGCGCCTGATCAATATAAATACCACCATCAAAAATTTCAAGATAGTAAGCTTCTTCATAACCATCATATTCTGGATCGTGAAGATTAATTGATACCAACTCTAAATCTGTAGCACAGATAAGATCAGTAAGAATATAAGCAATTGTATCATAATATCCTACAACCGCTGGCCCCTCACCATCTTCAATACTGTCAATTATCATTTCTGATAATTCTTCTAAATCATCTATTCTAATCCTTTTCATCCTTATGTCTCCTTAAAATTTTATATCATAAATACAATCCAGACCCTCTGTTTCAGTAATAACACAAACAGCTTGTTCTGGTCGATTTCTCATTCTATTATTAATAGCAAATTCGTCTGGCCCAGAAAGACATCCAGATTGTACACATTTTACATCAGCGTCAGTACGAAATTGATTTGTATGTTTATGCCCGGTTATAATTAAATCAATTCCAAGTTTGAGAAATTTATTTACCCTATCAGCAGCACTATCAAATGGATCTTTATCACCATGGATAGCACATACATTTATATGATAAACTGGGAAAACTGCCATGCTTTGTTCAATATCATTAGAATGACAATTAATATTTTCGAAATTTTGCATCTTAGCTTTAAGAAATGGAATAAGTAAATTATCCATATTCTCATGTGCAAGATCTTGATCTTTCTTAGGATTAATTCTAGAATGGTTACCTGGAGATACATATACATGAACATTTTTAAACTTATAACTAAGCTCTGCTAAAAAATCACATATATAATCCGTCACCATAAGAAACTGATCAATAAGGTCTTGATTGTTTTGAATTCTCAAAGTAGGGTGAATAATTCCTGATAAAACCTCAGAACAGCAAACATAAACATCTGTGGCACCATGTCTATTTTGTATTTCAAAAATCCTATCAAGATAATGATCTAATCTATATTTAAGAACATCTTCATCATATACATTCCAGAAATTCTTTATTTCTATACCAGCATGTAAATCATAAAGAGGTACAATTAATGAACAACCACCATCAATATAATCTTTTTTATTAACATCATAATTAAGACTAGCTTTTCTCGCGGCGTTCTCTATTGCAGAAATAAATTGTTCTTTATAAGATTCTTTCCTAGCTTCTTCACGAATCAACTTTTTATATTCATTTCGTTCATCGCGAATTTTAACCTTTTCTTTTTCGAGTTCACGGCGTAATTCAATCAAATCATTTTTATCTGATCCCGAATTATTAATATTAAATTCATTACTTAATTCTTTATAATTAGCGAACTTTTTTCTATAAGTTGATTCATTATATTCTTCACCAGGCTCTCTTAAATTTCTATTGAAAATATCAGCCAACTCAACCCATGTCTTATCAATAATACCATTCTCTTTAGCCATTCCCAATCTCATAATATAAGTTAACTCAGATTCGTCAGGCTTCTTATCTAAATTGGTAAAACCCAATGGTCATCACTCCTCATCCTCAAATTCATCGGAAAGATCTTCATCTGTTTTAAGCATAATAGAAAGAGCGATTTCAGTACCAGCAAATTTCTCGAAACACTTTATAAGAGAGATTTCCTGTTCTTCTTTATCACCATTAATATATTTAATTGTCTTACAATCATCAGAAAGTTCACCTTTAATATTAAATTTTTCAGTTGTTACTTTATTATACTTATAATTCTGCATACTTAATATCTCCTTTTAATCCTTAATTTTTTTTACAGAAGCGCCAGATGTTTTATTGACACTTTCCCTAAATCGCTTATCTTCAGTTAATAATATTGACATAGCTTGATCATCAGTAAAACCATTATTAACTAAAGCATCAAAACGTTTTTTATTATATTTAGCACTCATATCAAAAAACTCATCATTATTTACTAAATCTTTATACATAGAAAATAATTCAGCAAGTATCATATATAACATTGGTTTATATTTTTCTACAATACCAGTAATTACTCCATTTGCAATTTCTGGACTTGAAGTTAATAATTCCAATAATTTATCAATATCCATTTTATCCTTTTACTCCTTTATATAAATAATAGGAGAGTAGTATTTACCCTCCTATAAAAATCCAATTATTAAATCACATAATCAAGCGGCACATCTTCACCGACAATTTTATGTACAATTCCAAGTTCCTTAGCTTTTTGAGCATATACCCAATATTCATCAGTATAAATTGAATCATAAAATTCTTCATCAATATTTGTATGGGTAAGAACATGCTCTTTTAATCTTTTATCTCCCTCATCAAAAAAGCGCATTGTATCTCTGGCTTTCTTTCTTGAATTTTCGAGAGCAACTTCTCCATCATGCTGGAGGAAAGCGCTATTCTTAAATGCTATTCTTTCATGACATGCAAGATAAATATGAAAACTAGCACTAGCAACAAGATCAAGAGCTATGCCAGTTATTGGTGTTTTACTAGCTTCAATAACATCTACTAATATATTTGCATCAAATACATTACCTCCAGGCGAACTAATATATATCTTAATCGGTTGCCTGTTTTCAACTGGGAGATTTTTATCTTCCTTATTCCATTTAAGAATATACATTATATAATCTTCAATAACATTCTCATTAATTTCATCATTCAAAAATAATGATCTATCATCAAGATACTCCCTATAAAGTTCTTCATATGTAGACATTTGATTTCCACCGCCAGCTAAAGCAGCAATAATATCGGCCATAAGCAATCACTCCTTTGCACTAGTACTTTTCAACAGTTCATCAAACTTCTTTTGCATTTCATCAAGCTGTCTTCTGAGATTAGCAGTTTCAGAATCTTCACGATTCTTACGATTTTCTTCAAGAACCTCTGCGAATACCTTCTGGAACTTTTCATCATCGAAAAATACAAAACAAGTTTTTTCCTTGTTCTCTCTATCAGGCTTCACATCAAACAGCCATACATCCTTCTGCCCCTTTGAAAGAATTTGACGCGCAAGTCTAGCACTACGGATAACCTTACCCTTTATCTCATTATCACCATTAAGTCTTTCAGTTGCCTTTGTTAAATCATTATCTTCTGCACTTCTAATAACCATGTTTTAATTCTCCTTTTATTCATAAAATTTATTTACAATAATTCAGCTAATTGAGCTAATTTACTTCTCCAAATATTTTGTAATTCTATATAACCAAATTCACTATTGCCTTTAAATGCTTCAATAACTCTACGCAATCCATTATTTTTTCCATCAAATAAATAAGAATCTACTTGTGTCTTATAGTCACCTTCAATAATAACTTTTGCTCCAGATGAAACACGAGAGAGAGCTATTTTCATTAAATCAACAGTAGTATTTTGACATTCCGTCATATATAATATTTCATTATCTCTAACTTCCATTCCACGACAATCAGCAAGACTTACTATTTTAATTTTTCCTTGTTGAATTAAAAGTTCAACACCAAACTGATCACCGAACTTTGTAGATAACATTTGACCAAGAAATTGTTGCATACCTTTTTCGACAGCATTTCCGCTATAATAACCCATATCAAATGCACCTTTAGTTTTCGTTGCATTATATAAGATTACAAGCCTGTCATATTTACCATTTTCAATTAAATTCATTGCACACATTAATGACAATAAACTTTTACCAGCTCCAGGCGGAGCAGAAATAGCAGTTATAGTATTATTCATTATAGAATCTATAACGCAACTTTGATAAATATCTTTTGGTTTTAATTTATCAAAATATGTTGATTTAACTGGTTTTTTATAAATAGACTGAAATCTTTCTCCATCCCATCTATATGTATCAACAATCTCATTATCTACATTTTTGATAATTAAATATTCGTTGATCAATAAATCATATCTATTATCATTTTGGTTTTCATAAAAATATGCCATATCATCATCTGGCATTGTTATTTCTTTAAATCCAGTATATGATATTTCTTCCTTTTTTTCTTCAAACCATTCAACATTAAACCCAAACACTTGCTCCGCAATATTTCTACAACTTAAGTCATGAGTAACAAATGTAACTTCTTCATTATTAAACTCTGACCACATATATAATGCGCAGCATATCTGTACATCTGGAGAAAAACTATCAAGGTTAAGTCTTTCGGCTATTTTATCAGTACTATAAACAACCACATCATATTCTCCATGATGATTAGCTAACCACTTAATAGCATTACGGGCAGACGCTCTAACATCTTCTGTTTTAAGTTTATTTGTTTTTATATCCTCTAATTCTACCAAACTCACAGAAGATATAATGAATGGAATAGAAGAATAGTATTCAACATCTTCTAGCAAAACATTTGTGTCAAGGAAATATCTCATAAATTTCACCGCCCATCATAAGAACTGATAATTTGATTTTTTCTATATTCTTCTAGAAGCTTCATTGTTTTTGGAGACTCTGTAACAAATCTCGTTTTATAACCAGACTTATGAGTAGCAGAAGCCAGATGTACATCATAACCTCTACCATTTCTTACAAGATATTCCATTTCTTTTTTTGTGATATCAATCAATCCTTTTTCACATCCTTATTATTTATTTACGTAACAAAAAAGAGGGCATTAACCCTCTTAAATGTATTTTCGTATTTAGTAATCAGTATCATCACTGATAATTGGGATAACAAGATTTGAACTTGCGACCTCTAGTTCCCAAAACTAGCGTTCTAACCAAACTGAACTACATCCCAATAATTGGGAAGCACAACCTTCCCGCGCAGCAGATTTACCGCTGGAGTTCCCCTGACTTGACGTATCTGGGTGGTGGGAACTATACACGTAGTCCCACGATTATTTTAGCTATCTATATGATTGGTGGGAGAGTAATATAGATACGCTGTTTAATATATTAAGCAAACATTTCTTTTACAGTAGGACTAAACTTAACCTTCGGAACATCCTTAGCTGCAACAGCAACAGCTTCTCCAGTCTGAGGATTTCTTGCGGTACGAGCATCACGATGAGTAGTCATAAACTTAACACCCTGAACAGGTGATACACCATCTTCATCCTTCATCGCTTCAAAAATAGTATCAAAGAGTGCAACAACAACTTCTCTTGCATCCTTCTGTGTCAGGTTAGCCTTCTTAGCAAATTCTCTAATAAATACATCTTTCTTCATAATAATAATTCTCCTTTTAATCCTAAAATTGTTTTATATATTTTTTCTAAAGTGCGCACAATAGATGTTTATTCCATACCACATCAAAAGACTATTCAATTGTAAAATCATGATCCCTTATTTATTTACACCGCACTCGGCAATAGCGGCTGAAGATTATTTATGAATAAATCTCCTATATAATAGAAAATTAGTGATATCTCTAAAACTCATATAAAATATGGGTTTAATCAATAATTAAAAAATTGATGATGATAATTTTAATTAATGAATAAAACAATTTAAAAATTTATTTTTATCATATCTATATAATAAAGTCAACATTTTTTGTGTATATTTTGTTGCTTTTTTGTAAAGCTTATCAGTATGAACTTTTCCATTATAGCCTAATGAAGTTGCTATTAGACGATACATAGTATCTTTACTAATACTTATCTTTTTTAATTTTTCTAATATTTCTTCTGTTTTTTCGATATAATGAATAACTCCAATTTCCTCATCATCATATACCATACAAAACCTGGTGTACGAATCGTATTCTTCTATAATTTTTCTGATTGTCGAAACTTGCTGCTGATTTGCTCTTTTTGTTGGCCTATTTAAATATTCAACTGTATCTATCATTTTATTTTTTTTAACTCCTTGAATTTTATCAAGACAGTCCTGAAGCCAATTCATTGGACATATTAATGTTTCATCGATCCGTCTTTTGACTTTATTTTTTTCTTTTTTTATATCATCATAAGGTCTTTCTTTCCCATTTTTAGTAACTGGAATTTCATGAGTCCATTTCATAAATTTAGGATAATCTTTTTTTCTATTCATACAATCTTGGCTACGAATTCTAGAGATATCATCATTAACATCCACAGCAAATACTTTTTTACAGCCATCAATTGCCAATTGAGCGCAAACAGCTAATATAACTGTATTTTCATAAAGCTGTTGAGTATCATCATCGTATTCATTGTTAGCTAATTTAGTCCAATAATATGTTTGACTAAGCTGCGCACTATCTGATGATCCACCTATGGCTTTCTGAGCATTCTGCATTTGTGAATCCATACGGGCATATTCACTCATCGTATTGTCATATGACATACCACTTTCTGGAACTTCATTAACAACAGTTGGGTAATCGCGGTATGCTATTCTGGCAGCTTCAACCATTTGAGGTTGGTTTGTTACAAAATTAAAATCTGCAATTTGTTATATCTTAAGCTCTTTATCTTAAGCATCTCCGATTTTCATCAGAGTATCGGACTATATCTTTACCATATGTTTTTACACTTAGGTAATCGGCACTCGTGGAGGAATTATTCTCTTTGCTAGTCATCCTCTAGTCTCTAAACGTTGGATATGCAATAAAGCAAAACATATCCCTTCGTAATTGATCGGCATATTGTGTATTTATTGTTTTTCGCTAAAATAATAATATTTTTTATATGGTTTATTTTTATCTAAAACAGAACTTATCATGATTCTTAATGAATTAATTTTTCTCGGTTTTTTCTCAAATGTATTTAGCCATTCACAACATTCACCTATATATCCAAATTCACTAATAAAATTCATATCTAAATCATATACATAAATTCGTTTTGCCATTCCGTTTTGTTCGCCAGGGCGAGAGAGTTGTAACTTTAATTCTGGATGATCTTCATATTTTTTTCTTAAAGTATCATTTCCCCAATTAGGATTATTTTTTCCAAACATATCTCTTTCTTGATGTTTTTTCAACCACTTGAAATAAGTTTCTTCATCCATCCTCTGTTTCGGAGATATACCAAACATAGCATTATTTTTACCCTTACTGCTTTCACTTAGTTTTTTTCTAACGCTATCTGCTTTTTCCTTAGAATAATAATCCCACACATTCACACCATACATTGGATTATTCTCTCCTAACATATCAGTGGAATGCTGTTTACACCACTTCTCATCATGAACACTTCCATAAGAACCATCTCCGCCAAATGTATGATTTGTTAAATGACCATTTTCATTTTTATTATTATTATAACCAATAATATCTATTCCATATCCTTTAACAAAAACATAATCTTCGATAACCTTACGCTCTAATTCTAATGCTTCGTCTTGGGTCAGATTATCTTGTATGATATTTACAGTCATGTCATATTTATCTACTATTCGATCATGATGTTTATTTCTTTTTCTGGAATTCGCTCTCTTTAAAGTCCCTTTCCCGACATAAAAACACTATCCGTTATCCATTCTTATGTGTTCATAAACACAAAATCTTCTATCTTCTATATCTAACACCTCGCTTAATTAATATTTCAATAAATACACAACTTAGCGTTCCAATTTTCACCGATTATTTTTTGAACCGAGTTTCCCCGGAACCGACCCATTAAGTTAAGTCAAAATCTTCACCGTTCATTCTTGCTTGTAAATCCGTATGAATACAGTTAACTGCCATTATATTATTACTAAATTCAAAATATTCTTTCATCAACGGATGATAAACATTTTTGAAATATCCCAAATTATTGCTACTATTATGCGGGTTACGTATACCACATAAATGCTCCCCGTCATTAAATCGTGGACAATATACTTGTATAACCCCATCATCTTGTTGTAAAGTAGGATCATTATTCCAATCTTCTCCAACAGTATATAATAATAATGCATAAGGATTCCCACATACAGTCATATTGTCTCCAATTACAGTAATTTTACCTTTGCGTAATTTTGCTACATATTGACTAATAATTTTAGATTTATCCATTTTCCACATTTTACTATTGGAAAAATCTTTATTCCATTTATATAAATCTGCCAGCATTTCAAAATGATTAACGGCAGTTGCATTCTTTCTTAAAAATTTTTCAAATTCGTCATTGTCATTCTTTAATAATTCAACATACTTTATGCTTGTTTCTGCAATTTTTTCTATATCTTCTTTAGTACAAGGAAGAGTGTTAATCATTTGATAACTCATTTGTTGAACATTATCTAACTTGCTTCGATGGTCTGTTTTTACAATTCCCCAGACACAATTATCTGCATTTACACGTTTACACCAATAATCATATGCACTCGGAAGAGTTCCGCCAATTAAATCTACAAACTTCTTCCATTTGATAGCATTATCACTTGTGATTATCTTTATGTCTTTTGCAAAATGAAGATTGCCAAACATATCTTCAATCTGATAATTATCATAATCTATGCCATGCTGAATACAATAGTCTTTAAAAAATTTCTGTATTCTAGTTCTAAATGCACAGGCTTTGAAGAAATGATTTCTTAACAGCGCCATCCCATTACACCAATCTGGCATAACTGAAGTTTCTATTAATGCCATCCCATCCCATATTGTATTTTTAACATCTGTTTCTTCCCTATGTACAGTACATCGTTTTCTGGTTTCTTTCTTTCCATTACGAAGTGTTACTTCATAATCTTCCGCACGAACAATGTCCGCAATAGTATGAAAAAAGCTATCCTGATCTTTAAGGATTAAAACATCATTTACTGGTATGGAAACAGTCCCTTCTATGGATGAGGTCGATAATGGCGCATATGCTGAAATTTCTACGATTTTAGCACCATGCTGCGGAAGCTGTTTGCCAATACCCATTGTTAACCAATCATAAGCCTTGTCATATAATTCCTCCCGGATAAACATTACAGAACCTTGTTTAGCTTTGGAAGGATTTCTATATAACATTTTATAATTGATAGTTTCCGACACAACCTCATCAGTTTTTTTGTTAATATAAGAATATGTGATTGGTACACCATCTTCATAGAATATTTTGCGAATTTGATCTTTGCTTATCTTTTTATATAAGTCTTTTTTGGAGTTTACTTTATTCTCTAGCTCATCAATTAACTTAAGTTTTTCTGTATCTTCTCCAGCATCTTTTCGCATTTTTTTAAGATGATCCAATTCTTCCTTATAACTACGAAGACCAAATTGAAAATCCATACATATGATATCTTTTGTAGATTCATCATTCTTATCAACTGTCATACCATTCTTTTTCAACCAGTTAGTAAACAGAGAATGGTGTAACATCGCTTCAGTATAATCATATCTATCACGGATACCTATATTTTTACCGTATACTGTTGCTGCTTTAAAATTTTTAATTTTCCATCCATATTGACCCAATTAGCATCACTCCTCAAAATAATATTTAATAATCTCCAAGAGCAGTTTACCCTTGGAGATTTAATTATTACATATAGCTATTTATTGTTAACACCATATTTGTTAATAGTTCCGCGAACTTTACTTCTGATAAAAGCATTCCAAATATCATTATCAGGATCTTGATATACTTCGGTTGAACAAATATTAATTAGCCCAGTAAATAATTCATCATCCATTCGGTTACCTTTAAGTCTATTACATTCCTCACATAAACAGCGCAAATTATCTTCTTTGTTTTTTCCACCACGAGAAAGCGGTACAATATGGTCAATTGTCATTTCTCCATATGTCAAAGGTTTTCCGCAGAGTGAACAAAAATGTTTAGACTTATCATAAATAGAAACTCTTGTATCCTTAGATAACATAATTCTAGGAGAACTTCGTTTCATACCTAACACATCTAACTGATCATCAGTAAATTTCTTCCTTTCTCCAGCATTGGCAACTTCCAGTTTTTCATTAATAATATAACAATCACCAAATGATTTAACCAACTCACGATGGCTACGAATATATGCATCCGCATCAGCAATACTTCTAAAAGATTTCGCCTTGGCAAATATATTAGTTATTGTTCCTTTGTCAGCTGCAAAATTTATTGCATTAGTAATAATATAATTTTTTCCAGATTTTGCAGAGAAGAATTTCTGAATTCCCCAAGAAAGATCGCCTGGCATTTTTTGCTTTAGGAAATTAACAGCATCAGAGTATTTAAATCTCTGGGCTAAATCAATTGATCCAGAAGCTGCCGCATAAGCTTTGCCGTTAACAGAACCAATTACCTTATTACCATTAGTAATATAGTATTTCTCAGCCATTGTTATTCTCCTTATTCTTTTTAGCTAATTCCTCATCAATAATACGAACAAGCTGCTCGTATCCATTTGGCATCAAAGAAATAGCAAAACCTTTGCTTACACGTTTATATCCAGTCTGCTCTTTTGCAGCATTGATATAATAATTAAGGTTTTCGTGTTCTGAGAATAAATTGTACAGCTTTAATAAATCCTGCGAAGATACAGAATCTTTATTCATCAGTCTACAACACTGTTCCCTAATAATTTCTGGGCATCTAATAGCTGTAATAGCATTATATTTCTTCTTAAGGTCATCACCATTGACAGAGTATACTCCCATAAGATGGCGAATAGCTTTTGAAAAATATTTCATCAAAACATCACTATTAGAAATCATGTCAATGGTTGAATTGAATTTGCGACCCTCATTCTTTTTATGCATTGCATGAACTTCAATGCCAGAAATCTGCGCCATTACGTTATATACTTTCATATAAGCATCAGCGTGTTCCAAGCCGCAAAGCTTTGCAAAACTTCTGACTTTAGTGTTAGCATCTGAGCGCCATAAACTCTTTTCTTTATCAGTAAGTTTACTAACGAACTGAAATTCAGTCTCATTAGTAGCACCAACATTTGTGCGGTTTGAAAGAATAGTTTTGAGTTCTGCAATTGAGTTTGTCGCAACATCTTTAATCTGGGCGATATTACTCACTCTTGATCTGTCAATCTCTTTGATCTCGGAAAGAATTCTTGTAATATTAGTATTAACATTAGTCATTGTGTCATCATTGGTTTTCCAGATTGACCTAATAGCATCGGTAACTGTAGTCATCGCATTACTAAAGATTTTGTTATACTCTTCAAATGCTTTGTCCAATGTCTTTGTTATAATTTCGCTAGTCTGAATACGCGAAGCTTCGTAAAAAGCCGCAAGTTCTTCTCTCGAAAGAGGAATATTAGCAATATCAGTATTCTGTCTGGCTTCTGTTGTGTTATTCATAAATCCTCCTTTAATAAATAGCATATGAATCTACGATGTTTGTATTTATAGTATCTGAATAAGAAGAATCAACAAATGAACCTGTTTTTGTATGTTTAATAAGTTCCTGAAGGGCATCCATAACCTTTGCACAAGAATCGGAAAGACTGTCAAGTGGGAGAGTGCGGTCAGCCGAAATTTTGCGGAATGCATCTGAATACTGAAGAGTTACAATCTTGGTAACAAACTTATTACATTCATTGCAGAATTCATAAATTGCATCACCATCTTTATAATCAGAAATAACTGGATTAGTAGTGCGGCGAAGATTGTCAAGCTCAATACGTAATGTTGAAATCTGCGACTGATAATCAGTTACTTCCTTATTATATAGTGTCTGAAGATCTTCATACTTCTGATTAATATCATTAGCAGAAAAATTAGGTGCTTCATTATTAGCATTATCAATTTCATCAAGAAGAATATTAACTTCTTCCTCTTTATCTTTGAGTTGCTTTGATAATGATGACACCTGAGATTTAAGGTGGTCATAATCTTCTGGGACGATTTCCTTGACCACTTCTTTTACAATCTCTTTTGTTTCTGTTGCTTTAGGAGCTGTAGTTAATTCTTTCGTTGGCTGAATTAACTGTTTGATGATATTATAAATAGCATTTGTTGATTTTTCGCGGTTATTCCAATCTGCGAAATCGCCAGGAGTAAGAAGATCTTTATTTTGAACAATTAGCTTTTCTCGCTCATATTGTTTACCAGATATACCTAGCTTCTTAGCTACGATATCACGGGTCTGAGGTGCACGTTTGTTTTCACCCTGAGGTAAATTTTCCTCAGGGTCTACTTTTCCCCCAGACAACATCCTTTTCTCAGCTTTAACAGATTCGATGCGCTCAAATTCTATCCCAACGTTAATCAACTCTTCGCGGGTGAAATCTTTGCGCTGAATATTCTCGGTTAGTTCAACTGTAATATCCTGTTCCGCATCGGAAGTAGATTTAACAATACAGTCAATCGTTTTCCACCCAAGTAGTTTACATGCTTCAAGTCTACGTTCTCCAGCAAGAAGTTTATTTTCTTCATTAATAATAATCGGTGAAAGAAGACCGATAGTTTCTATGCTAGAAGAAAGCTCTTCAAGATTACCAAGATCTTTTCTTACTCTGTTAGAAATGGTAATTGAACTAATTGGAATTTTCTGCATCGTGACCTCCTTTGCAAAACGCTTTAATAAATTAACTAATAGGATAATAGCACAAATCAAATTACATTGTCAAGTATTTAATAATTGAAATATAAAAATTTTTATTCAGATATTTCATTATTAGTAATACTCACAGATTCTATCCAGTCGGAAAGAAGATTTCTCATTCTGCTGCTAGGAATATAGACCCATATTGGATTACCTTCGCGGATTGCCGACCGCCAAATCCACTGCAACATTTCGGAAAGAGCATATCCATCTTCGTCAACTTCAACACCGTGATCTTGGAAAAATCCTTTAATCATTGGATTAAGAAAGATATTTACTGGGTAAACAACATTACTTCGAAATCTATATTCATTCATTGCCCTTGCACCAATAAATAAATATCCTTTAGTATATCCTTTGCCAAGCAACTCATTTTTATAATCCTTATAGCAAGTCCACAAATTATCAGTAGTTTTCGATTTCCTGATATTATTGAAAAAATTATATATGTTATCTTTTAATTGCTTCATAACTGCACTGTGTGAATTTTTTTCGTACCAGGATACAGATAAATTAAATTTTCCATCGCCAATTTTGTTCAGCTTTTCATTATTTAATATATGAATTAAATTTTCGTAATCATAATGAAAATCTGGAGTTCCTTTTTCGGTAAAATGATAATTTTCAATTGAGTCTCCATCTACATGAATGAATTTATATTGGATATTATAGTAATCATAATAATATCTCTGAATTTGAGCATTAAACATGTATGTTAGGATAAATGTTTTCTGAAACGCCTTAAATACTTCAATTGGAAATAACCACATTAACATTTTTCCTCTGGCTAATGCTAGACCGCCAAGTTCGCTCATATTTTTAGCATCATCAAATTTTCCGTGATAATCCTTTTTTGAATCTCTCCAGATTAATAGCCCGGTTTCTTCATTATAGTCACAGTAAACATTCAATAGATTATTAATATCATCTTCTGAATATTGAGTATCTCTAACCACATCAGCTACTTCGTCCATGATAAGTGTATAGTTTAGTACGCTACACAAATCTATTATTTCTTTGTCGAAACGCTGGAATAGGGCATGTGTACTTACAATGTTTTTACCTTGGCGAATTAAATCTTTTATTCCATTAATCTTTTTGCCACGCTTTTTATAAGGTTCTACAAATTTTTTAGATGGACATTCTCTTTGATAACGTTCAACTTCCGAGATGTATGGAGTTATTATAAGGAAACGTTCATTTCTATTGCTATTATTAATATAGTTAATTGCGCTGCAAGTTTTTCCGCTACCCATTGGCTTATCTACAATAAATACGTTCGGATTATTAATTGTTTCATTATTCATATCAATACTCTCCATATTCTTCATATTAACAATATTTATTAATTGGTCGCAAGCATCACTGACGTTTGTCTTATGCTTGGATTTAGATGGTTATAATTTTTACTACCTCAAAAGTCTTAAATTTGTAGCTATATTTTATATAGTGTTTTCTAGTTTTTACTACTCAAAATTGGCGATTTTTAAAAAGTGGTCAAAAGTAGTAAAAATTTTTTTTCGCCCTTTATTTATTGGGGATTTTGGCATCGTCCCTTTTAAGAAATATATATAAAAGTAGTAAAAATAAAAATAGGTATATAGGGATGACAATAATTATTAAAGATAATAACAATGATTTGGTTTGTTGTCAAGATTGATGTACGTAATAAGTTTATGTTTCGCTGACTAGATCGCAATTAGATTATAATTCAAATCTGGGTCAGCGAGTAAATCTGTCTGTGACACTTCGTATCCCATTCAGATTTACTAATAAATATATTTTTATATGACCAATTAAAATATTATGATATGGATTTAATTATATCAATATAGTTATCTATAATTTAAAATCTATACATACCAAGTTAGTCACTATTAATTATATTTTATTGATAGTAGAGAAATTGGTTGTTGAGATGATGGATATTGAGATTGGGATGTTGGGTGGAAGTTTGCATGTATTTTATGGCGGGGATTTTTATACGCAATTAGTTTATTAGTGCGGCGGGATCTAGATTACACACGCAATAAAAAAATATTTTGCCGC